AGGCGAAAGATTAAGAGGAGGAATCTAATGGAAGAAGAAATGAGACAAGGTATGATGGGAGCAAATGTTCAGCCAACAGGTGCTGGTCAAGAGCCTATGGAGTTAGAAGTATCGGCTAGAGAAGTTTCTAATAATTTAAGAAATCTAAGTGAAGAGGAAATGCAATTAATTACACAATTAAATGTACCTCAGTTTAGAGATTTTATGTCAAAAGTTTTTGGTCAAGGATTCGGCATGGTTATGCAAGAAGCAATCCCTGAACCACAAGTGGCACAACCACAGCCACAACAACCAGTTTCACCACAAAGTGAAAGCCCTGCACCAACGACTGGTGGGGGTATGATGACGCAGCCACCCTCAGTATAGAGGCCCTGCATATAGGGGCGACCTGAATCCAACAGCACCCCGAAGGAGATAAAATGGAAGACGATAAGAAATCTGAAGTTGTCGAAGAAAAAGTTTCCGAAGCAACAGAAGAAATCGCAACACCAAGCCCATATAAAAACCCTAATAGGAATTTAATGGACAAGGAAGACGAAAAGACAGCTACTGAAGAATCTAAGGAAGAATCTGACGAGAAGAAACCTAAAGAAGAACACCCTGTCGGAGTAGAAGATGCTGTATTTAAGAAGCGTTATGATGACTTAAAACGGCATTACGATGAGACTGTCTCTAAACATAAAGACGAAGTTCTCAAACTTAAAAAAGAAAGAGAAGCTATTGCATCTAAACCTATCTTTAAAACTAAAGAAGAGTTAGAGGAATGGCGTAAGGATTATCCTGAGATGTATGATTCTGTTATGCAATTAACTACAGAAGCTACAATGAAAACTAAGCAAGAATTACAAGAGGAAATGTTGCAATTAAAAAAACAACAATCTCGACTTGCTAGAGAAAAAGCTGAAGTAGAACTTGCTAAGAAACATCCCGACTTTCAAGATATCAGAGAAAGTTCTGATTTCCATGAATGGGCATCTACTCAAGATAAGACTGTACAATCTTGGCTCTACGATAATACAGACAATCCAACAGCAGCAGCTACAGCGATTGACTTATATAAATATCATAGAGGTATTTCTACTAAGAAGGTGAGTAATGAGGCTAAGAAAGAAGCGGCAAAATCTGTTTCTAAAACTAAGCCAAGTGAAAATCCGACTGAAAAAAAGACTTGGACTTGGGATGAAATTCGCAAGTTAAAACCAAGTGAGTATGATAAGTTAGAGAAAGAAATCGATATGGCTAATAGAGAAGGTCGAATCCAATAAAGAAAAATCATAACAACTTTAAATAACAAACAAAAACAAAAGGAGAAAAACGATGGCATTTACTAAATCAAGTGGATATGCTAACTTACCAAACGGTAACTTTAGCCCAATTATCTACAGCCAAAAAGTCCAAAAGTTTTTCAGAACTGCATCTGTTGTAGAAGCTATTACAAATACTGACTACGCAGGTGAGATTGAAAACTTTGGCGACACTGTAAACATCATCAAAGAACCCGTTGTTTCTGTTCAGGCTTACACAAGAGGAGCAGCTGTTAATCCACAAGACATTAACGATGACCAGCTACAACTCGTTGTTGACCAAGCAAACGCTTTCGCATTTAAAGTTGATGATATTGAGGAAAGACATTCTCACATTAACTTTGAATCAGTTGCAACTTCTTCTGGTGCTTATGCACTTAAAAATGAGTACGATAAGAATGTAATTGCAGCTATGTTTGCAGGTCCAAGTGCAAGTTCGCCTGACCATGTAATCGGTTCTGATGGTTCTGGAGTAGACGTAGGTTTTGGAACAAGTGAAATTGACCCAGTCGATTTAATTTCAAAACACGCTAGACTATTAAACAAACAGGATGTACCTGAAGAGAACAGATGGTTCTTAGGTTCACCTGAGTTTATGGAGCAACTAGGTCAAACTTCATCAAAACTTATGGATGACACTACTGGAGCAGCTTCCCCATTAAGAAATGGTAAAGTATACTCTGGTAAGATTATGAACATGGATGTATATATGACAAATAACTTTGCTGCAAGTTCATCAAGCAACTACTACAAAGTATTATCAGGTCATATGGCATCTACTGCAACAGCTAACCACATTGCAAAAATCGAAGTTATCAGAGACACTGATTCATTCTCTGATGTCGTTAGAGGCTTACATGTGTTTGGAAGAAAAGTGTTACGTGACGTAGCTCTTGTTGCAGAACACGTCTTAATAGACTAATAGTAGGAGGAAATAAAAAATGACAGCTTATAACAGTGATATTACTTCTACTAACATTACAGCGAAAATGGGTTCAGCTATCCCAAGAGTTATCTCTGATGTAGTAGATTTTTCATCTACAACAAACGCATCAGGCGATACTTTTGATGTATTACCTGTTCCTGCTAACTCACTAGTGTTAGCCGCTGGTGTAGATGTATTAACAGCCGATGGTGCAGGTAACTCAGGTACTATCGCAGTTGGTGATAGTGTAGACGCTGACCAGTATGCCGCTGCTGCAACCGTAGCCGCCGCAGGTCAAATGACTACTCTTGACGCAAACTATGCTTATGCTTCAGCAGACGCAATCAGACTAACAATTGGTACTGGTGCTATTGATGCTAAAGTAAGAGTATGGGCATGTGTCATGTCTCTAGATGATGGTGGCGTATTAGCCGATACTGATTCTCAGACATCAACATTTGCATAATAATAATGGGGGGTTTTAATGCCCCCCTTTTTTAAAATATGAAATTTTTTATTGTATTAGTTATATTATTAGTGGGGGAAGAAAATCCAAGAGTAATGCAATACAAATATGGTGATTTTTTAGAAATAGAAACTTGCGATAAATTTATTGAAGAACAAACAGATTATTTAAAAGCGAGTATTGAATTACAATTCCCTGTAGAAACAATTCAAGAAAGTGTTGTCATGTGTATGACACAAAAAGAAATAGATAGAATTACTAATTATTTAGAGGAAAAACAATGGCTGGAACAAAAACATATTTAGAATTAGTTAATGATGTACTAAGAGAGCTAAATGAAGTAGAATTAACATCTGCTTCTTTTGCTAATAGTAGAGGAGTACAAACAGCCGTCAAAGGCTTTGTTAATAAATCAGTTAATGATTTGTATAGTGCTGAAGTTCAATGGCCTTGGTTACATACTAATGGAACACAAGTAACTTATTCTGGGCAACAAGAGTATACTTTTCCTACAGCTTTTCGTTTAGCTGACTTTGATAGTTTTAGAATTAAGCCAACAGAAAGAGTAAGTAATGGTGAATTTACTTCTGATATTTCAGGATGGACAACTGTTAGTGGTTCACCTGTTTATTCTTCTACAGGAAATGGAAGATTAAGATTAGATACAGCAGAAGTTTCTCAATCTGTTAGTGCTGTTAAAAATAAAACACATCAATTAAGTGTTCGATTAATTGATAGCACAGGTTCAGGCACAGCTTTAACAATTAAAATTGGTACATCTCAAGGTGCATCTGATATTTATTCAGATACTTTAACAGTAACAGATACAGGTAATGGTAAAATATTATCAACAACTTTTACCCCTACTTCTAATACTATTTATGTTGGATTATCAACAGCATCTTCCGATACATTAGAAGTAGACTTTATTAGAGTAGCTCAAGAAGAAGTTCCTGTTGCTTTGAACTATATTTCTTATGATGCTTATATTCAAGGCCGATATACAATTGATACAACCAATGATGATTCACAATATGGCAAACCTTTATTTGTTTATCGAACTCAAGACCATTTAAATTTTGGATTATCACCAATTCCTGATGGTGATTTTTATACAGTCGAATATGAATACTTTAAGACTCATACTGATTTATCAGCTTCTACAGATGTATTAGATTTACCTAATAGATATGCTGATGTTGTTGTCAATAGAGCAAAGTATTATTTATACAAATTACGAAATGATGTTCCAATGGCAAACATTGCTAATGCTGAATATGAAGCAGGAGTAGAAAGAATACGAGTAGAAATGTTGAATAGACAAGACTATATGAAAGATACTAGAGTTAATTTAAACACTACTTCTCGTACAACTAGTAATACCTCAGTATTAACCTTTACATAAGATGTCAGATTTACAACCTTTTACAACGAGTATTGGTGGTGGATTAGTACAAAACAAAGATGTCTTCTCCATGAATCCTGGAGAGGCTTTAGAGTTAACAAACTTTGAACCTGATATTGAAGGTGGATATAAAAAAATATTAGGTACGACTTTATTCAATGATAATATTGTACCTCAAGTAGCATCATCAAGTGAACGTGTAGTTATGTCTGCCGTATTTAATGATGTTGTTTTAGGAGCAAGAGGTGGTAGTATTCATCGTGCTTCTAGTGGTAGTGGTTCATGGACTTCTTTAATTACAGGATTAGGAACTCCTACACAAAACTATGAGTTTAGAAAATTTAACTTTGATGGCACAGATAAAATTGTTATTTGTTCAGCAACATCAACACCAAGAATAGTAAACTCTAGTTATAGTGTTACTAATGTTAATGCTACAGGTAGTGCTAACTTTAAGTTTGTAGAAATATTTAAGAATCATATTTTCTTTTCAGGCGATTCTAATAATAAACAATCTGTTAAGTTTATGCCACCATTTGGTACAAATGATTTTGATACAGCAAATGGTGCAGGTGAAATACGAGTAGACTCTACAGTTACAGGTCTTAAAGTTTTCCGTGAAAGTTTATTTATTTTCTGTACTGATGAAATATTTAAATTAGTAGGAAACTCTTATGCAGATTTTCAACTACAACCTGTTACTCGAAAGATTGGATGTAGAGACGGTAGAAGTATTCAAGAATTTGCAGGTGATATTATATTCTTAGGGCCTGATGGATTAAGAACAATCGCAGGTACAGACAGAATTGGTGACGTAGAATTAGGAACTATTTCTAAACAAATACAAGAAGAAATAGATAATATTACAACACATAATATTAATTCACTTGTGATTCGAAATAAATCACAGTATCGAATATTTTATCCTACTAGTGATGGGCAAACAGAAAATGCTTCAATAGGATTAATTGCTGTTATTAAGTCTAATCCTAATACAGGACAGTTAGGTTTTGAATACTCAAAAGTTCAAGGATTAAAAGTTTCAAGCTGTGATTCTGATTTTATTAGTAATAATGAAACTGTTGTATCAGGTGGGTATGATGGTTATATTTATCAACAAGAATCAGGAAATGTATTTACAAGAATAACAAGTAGTAGTACAATTAATGCATTTTATCGTACACCTGACTTAACAATGGGTGACCCAGGTGTTAGAAAAAATA